TTTAGTGATGTAATGACAGCTAGAAGGAAATATGAACTAAAAAATCCTAATGGCGAAATATTAAAAGAGATTTATTTTCCACCACTTACGAGGTTTGATAGAAAGCAAGCCCAAGCTGCGGCTGGTACAGATGATGCCTTAACAATATCTACCAGGCTTCTTTGTCAGCTTGCAGAGAATGAAGACGGTACGAAAGCTTTTGCTTCTGCTGATGCTGAGAATTTACAGAGATTTTTACCTGAGACAGTTTTAAATGAGCTTGAATTATTTATGATGGATATTCAAGTTGATCTTGACACAGCAAAAAACGAATAAGGCGAGATAACTGGTTAAGCTTTGAGTTTTTTCTCGCAACAGAACTAGGAAAATCTGTACAAGAACTAAGAAAATCTATGACGGAAGAGGAGTTAATACACTGGGCTGGATATTATGAAGTTAAAAATGAAAGAGAAAAACAAGAAATGAATCGTCAAAAGGCAAAATCAAGGTAGAATATAATAAAGGTTATTTGTATTTGTGGCTCAATCGACAGTTAAGTTAATAGTTGATGCTCAAAATGCAATAAGACCATTGCAGCGTGTAAATGAACAGACCAAAGCTTTAAGCAGTAGTACAGATAAATTAAAAGGAAGATTAGATAAAAGTAGTAGATCACTAAAAGATACTGGAAGATCAGCAAAAACAGCAGCGGCTGGGTTTGGAACTTTAACAAAATCAATAGCTCCTTTATTAAAAGCATTAGCTGTTATTGGTGCTGCAAGGTTTGTTTTATTTCAAACAGCACAACTTGAAACACAAACTAAAGCTTTAGAAGTATTAACAGGAAGTGCTGAAAAAGCACAGGATATCGTCCAAGAGATAAAAGAATTTGGTGCTGTAACCCCTTTTAAATCTTCTGAATTAATAGAAGTTACTAAAAGAATGAAAGCGTTTGGTTTTGAAACTGAAGATGTTGTTGATATTACAAAAAGAATTGCAGATATAGCTGGAACTGCTGGTGCAGATATAAATAGTGTTGCATTGGCTGTGGGTAAAGTACAAGCAAAAAATAAATTTATGCAAGAGGAAAATATTATGCTTTTAGAAAAAGGAATAAACGTAACAAAAGAATTAGAAGAAATCACAGGTATGAATGGGGAAACTTTAGCTAAAGCTATGAGCAAGGGTGAAATCGGAGCAGATAAATTCGTAGAGGCGATAGTAAAAGCTACAAGTAAAAACGGTCAATTTTTTGAAGGTGCTTCAAAACAAAGCGATACTTTGGCTGGAAAATTTAGTACTTTTATTGATAATGTTGAAACCTTTGCACAGAATTTAGGAAAGATTTTTGAAGAACCTTTAAAAGAGATTCTTGATATGTTAAATCAAGTGGCTGGTGAATTCAATAAAATTTTTGCACTTTTGACTGATGCAAATATTGGGGCATCTAATAAAGCTGTAGGGTCTGCTGCCTTCAAAGCACGTTTTGGAATGCAGGAAGATGCGGTTGCAGATATAACAAAAGCAGTTAATTTATTAGATCCAACTTTTGTAAAGACTGAACAAGACGCTGCAAAACTGTTTGCACAATTAGATAGGATTTCAAAAGTGATGACCTTAGTAAAAGGCCCAGACAGTGCAGATGTTCTTGAAGGCAGAGGCTTGGCTGGCCCCCTTTCAGAAGCTAGTCTTCAAATGGACGACATAAGGGATAAAGTTAATGCAACACTTAAAGCTCAAAAACAAGGAACAATACAAACTGAAAAAAATAAAGAGCAAGTCAAAGAAACCGCTTTAACTTTTACTGAATTAATATCAAGTTCAGATTTTTTAAATACAAATCTAGATTTAAGTGGAATCTTCTTAAAAAAAATAAATAATGGAACAGATGAATTGTCAGAAAGTTTTAACAAAATAAAAACTGATGCTGAATTATTAAAAGAACAATTTGCTGAAATTGGTAAAACGATTGGTAGTCAAATTACTGATGCCTTAGTGGGGGCTATAAATGGAACTAAATCTTTAGGTGAATCAGCAAAAGCTATTTTAAATGATTTAGCCAATTCTTTATTAAGAATGGGTATTAATTCAATGCTTGGTGGTATTTTTGGCGGTACTGGTATTGGTAGTTTTTTAGGTTTTGCTAATGGTGGTAGACCTCCTGTTGGCAGGCCATCAATCGTAGGAGAAAGAGGCCCAGAATTATTTGTACCGTCTTCTGCTGGTACGATTATTCCAAATAACAAAATAGGAGGTATGAGTGGCCCAACCAATATAGTTGTAAATGTCGATGCTTCTGGTTCTTCTGTTGAAGGAGATGAAGAGAATGGTAGAGAACTTGGTCGTATGATTTCAGTTGCTATACAATCAGAATTAATTAAACAGAAAAGACCAGGAGGATTATTAACATAATGGCCACCTTTCCAGACATCAAACCTAGTTATGGAACAAGAAAAAATAATGCTCCGATAAACAGAGTCATAAGATTTGCTGATGGTTACGAACATAGAATAGTTTTTGGTTTAGCAGAGAATCAAAATCCTAAAGTTTTTAATTTTACTTTTAATGTTTCTGAAACTGATTCAGACACAATCGAAACTTTTTTAGATGCTCGTGGTAGCACAGAAAGTTTTGATTACACTCCAGAAGGAGAATCTGCTAAAAAATTTGTTTGCGATAGCTGGTCAAAATCTATACCTTATAACAATAGAGCTACAATACAAGCAACATTTAGAGAAGTATTTGAACCATGAGTACTGCTCCTATTATTACTGATCTACAAAAGATCAATCCTTCAGCAATAATTGAATTATTTACACTAACAACCGATGCAGCCTTGCATGGTTCTGCACAAACTTATAGGTTTCATAACGGAACAAATTTAAATGCTAACGGAGATATCATTTGGGCTGGTAATCAATATTTAAAAATGCCGATACAGGCAGAAGGTTTCGCTTTTCAAAAAGGTCAACTTCCCAGACCTACTTTGACTATCAGTAATGCCCTTGGAACTATCACAGCTATCTTGTTAAATGTAAATCAGGTAACGACAGGAAATGATTTGACGGGAGCTACTGTGACTAGGATACGAACTTTGGCACGTTACATTGATAATGTTAACTTTCCTGTAACTACAACCACTACTACAACTACAGAAACTATCGCTGATCCTGCTGATGCTGAAACTGTGACTTACACAGTAACAGTAGTAAATGTCGGTGGATCTAATATTTTTGCTATTAATGGTTCTAACAATCCTGTTCTTACAATGAAACGTGGGTCTACTTATATATTTAATCAGGCAGATGCTTCAAATAGTGGACACCCTTTAGCAATAAAATCTGATGCTGGGGGTTCACAAACAACAACTGTAGTTGGAACTGCTGGAAATGCAGGAGCTACAGTAACTTATCAACCAGCATATCCTTCTGCTCCTAGTGATTTAAGATATTACTGTACAGTTCATGGTAATGGAATGGGAAATACGATAACAATGAACAATCCAAATACAACGACTCAAGAAACAACAACAACCACAACTCAACAGGTAAATCCATTAGGAACACCAGACCCTACAGCAGAATTTCCACAGGAAATTTATAAAATTGATAGAAAATCATCAGAAAATAGAGAAGCAGTTCAATTTGAATTAGCAGCAGTATTTGACCTTGCTGGTATCAGAGCACCTAAAAGACAATGTACCAGAACTGAGTTTCCTTCTATTGGTACGTTTATTGCATGAATTGGAAAGAAGAAGCACTTGTTCATGCGAAAGACCAAGATCCTAAAGAATGTGTTGGGCTTTTATTAAATATTAGAGGAAAAGAAAGATATTTCCCTTGTCGTAATCTATCAATGACAGCACATCAATGTTTTATTTTAGATCCAGAAGATTATGTAAAGGGTAGTAATCTAGGAGAGATTACAGCTATTGTTCATAGCCATCCTTCTACACCTCCTACCGCTAGTCAGGCAGATCAGATTAGTTGTGAACAAAGTAATCTTCCTTGGCATATTGTTAATCCAAAAACAGAACAATGGGGATATTGCGAACCTTGTGGATACACCCCACCTTTACTTGGTAGACCTTGGGTCTGGGGTGTTACTGATTGTTGGAGTTTGGCAAGAGATTGGTATAAAGAAGAAAAAGGTGTTGAGCTTAAAGATTGGGATAGACCTATAACACCAGAAGAGTTTGTTAATAATCCTTTATTTGAAAGTTGTGCATGGCGTACAGGTTTTAGAGAATTAAGACCAGATGAAAAATTAATTAATGGTGATGCTTTATTAATGTCTATTGGATCTACTGGTTTAAATCATGTAGCTATTTTTTTAGATGGAGATGTTTTACATCATTTAACCGATAGACTATCTT